CGCGTTCTCAGGTTATTAATACATGAAATCAGAGTCCCCTTAGGGGACCCGGGATGGTGGGAGGCCGTCCAGGGAGGGTTAGAAACCCCCTCCCAAATGGGTGGTCCTATAGAGGACCGCCCACCCGGGAGGAGGCAGTCGCCTCCCCTTGGGACCAGGATGTCCTCACAGGAGGATATCCCTTAGGAGCCATTAGGGCTCAAGGGTGGAAGTCACTAGGACAACCACCCCCCGGGGGCCATAAGGCCCCCGCATTTCTCACCATCTCACTCAATCTCATCCACCACGTCATAATTTTCACTTTGCGAACCAGGAAGACTATCCATACACTCCACACCATTTTTGGGCCTCATTATGAGGTCAACGACAACTTAAAGAAAGAGAAGCTTCTACCCCGTAGGATCTCAGAACTCATAAATGAGCAGTTCAGTTTTACGCAATCAAGCTACTTACTTAAACTTCTTTCTCTTCTTGTCAACGCTGCCTCCCCCGGACATTACGTCCCTACCAGGGTGGTAGTACAAGTGTGTGCAATTTTCAAATCCCCCTTCTTCCAACTCCAATCCGGTCCATGCGCCTCCAGCGCGACTCCTTCTACTATTCTGGTCTATGTCCTTAGTTACCACCGGTGGCCCTCAAGACCAAACTCCTTTCGGGTTTGATCCTAAAGTCCCAGTGACCATCAGGTATAGGTTGCAAAATAGCAGAAGAACCCACGTACGGGCCTTTCAGGACGTCATTCTTAGGACGCCTGAGAATCTTTTCATCATTCTTGTTCACCAAGTTGAGGACTTTCCTCTTTGACTCGGCACAAATATACATATCGGTTCCAAACTTCATTTCAGCTTTTTTGTACAGCGCGCTCACCCTCTTGTTCCAAGACTTGAGATTACGAAAGAACTTACCGCGTGTGGGTGGACACAGTGCTTCAGCACCGTTCTCACTCCACGTGTGGAGAAGATGACAGGTGATTGTCTGTTCGCTCTGGAGTTCCTCAAAAGGAAGCTCCTCTGCAAACGGTACAGTCGCCCTAATCTCCTCCGCCGCGTAGTCCCAAGTATTCCAAGTCTTTAACGACGGGAGCACGGGTACTTTTTCGCCACCTTCATACAACACCTTTAGTCCAAGCGCTGTCTTTCTTTCGTGGGTCGTGATCTCTCCTTTGAGGCCTAGTCCACAGAGGTACCCGGGTAGAAACCAGGGTCCGTGAAACTTACGGAGTTCATCACCATTGAAATATAGAAATAGCTTTTTAATGTCATTCACTTTGTCCCCTGGACAGGTTTCAACAAGTTTGGTTTGTAACGTTCCTAACTCTGAGTAACACCTATCACCACCTGAATCTTCGACAGACCGGGGAGTCCCAAATAGTAACCCTAGGTTACAATATTTGAACTCCTCCCAAAGTCCTCGATTCATGCGGTAGTAGGCACTATACAAAGTACAGAACGATTTGGATTCGTAGGACTTACCTATCGACTCCGTCAAACCCATCCTGTTACCTAAAATTCGCCACCAGACAGGAAAGTCGCCTTTATATGCAATAAGGCAATCATCACCATTCACAGTGTACGGTCCAAAGTCAGCCGAGGCTATCTGAGCCAAGGTGATTAATCCAGTATTAGCAATGCACAGAATAGGAAAACTCGTTATTGAGCCCATTAACTGGCCACGCTTTTGCGCTCGTTTCTCAAGGACAGGATTTTTCTCATCCCCGATGTTACGAACGTAAGTGTGTCCGGTTAGTGATCTCATGAAGAGAATCCTAAACTGTTCGGGTAATCCGATTTCATCGGATATCCCACGCGCAATTGCTTCGCTTACCCAAGAGTGTAACTCATCGGTAGCAGCAGAATAATCACCACTCAAATACCTAGTACCAGCAGCAAGTCTACCAAATCGCTGATTCAACAATTTAGCAGAGATCGGTTCGCCGATCAGCTGGTATTCCGGTTTCTCCTTAAGGACCCTCCACAAAAATTTCTGTAGCGGTTTAAGAACAAAGTAGGTGCAAGGTGGACCCTTCGAGATGACCCTAACCTTTAATGCCTCCTTTAATCCTACAACCTGAACAAAAGCGTCTTCTTCTTCGTTCAAAGCGTGCTCGAAAGCCCGCCAAAAAACGTACCGGAATTCTTCTTCTGTTTTTGTTGTATCGATTACAGGGCACAGTACAGGTACTGATTCATTCTCGATGTCCAAAAGCATCTGGTCAAGTTCTCCTTTCAAACCATAATAATCGCTCACCCTTTTCCTTGCTATTACCTCTCTCAACTCAGTGAACTCTGGTGCTGAGAAGAATCCTTGCATGTTCAGAAAACTTTCAAGTTTTCCGAATGTGCCGTGATCGGATCGTGAGTAACCATAAGCGGAACTTCCACTCGGCATGTAAGGTCGTGTATACTCGTTCATATCAAATTTGACATTTGCGAATATACCCCTAGCATGCTGATAAAGATGTTCCTCTATGTAAGCTCTATCGAACCAATCAGCCGGATTCTTCTCACCCTCCTCGGTTTCATCCTTTGGGGTTGTCATAGTCAAAAAACTTTTTAATTCAGCTTCTTGGACCATTTCATCAGTTGGACGAGGCATACCTTTCTTAGAACATAAAATATCAAGAGCTAAATGCTCCTGTTGTTC